AAAACGCAACCCATGCAGCGAAGCAAAGATGGGACGCACAAACGGAAAAAACCGTTACAAAACAAAGGCCAGATCATGCGCCCGCAATGCCAGAGCAATGCGCAGATGTATGCCAGCCAGAACCAGAACCAGAGCCAGAGTTAGATAAAGAAAGAGAACCTAAAGGTTCTTTGTCATCTGTCGATGACGTAGCCATCGCCTTTGCTGATTACAATTTCTTAGCAGAGGACATTGGCCTGCCTGTCGCTAGGGTTTTAACCAAGACCAGACGGGCGTCTCTCAGGGCAAGGCTTTCAGAAGCCGGTGGCATTGAAGGCTGGCGCGCCGCGTTGGCCAAGGCAAGGGCATCGCCTCTTTGCAATGGCGACAACCAGAAAGGCTGGAAGGCCGATCTTGATTTTCTTCTACAGCAGAAATCTTTTACTCGCCTGATGGAGGGCAGCTATGACCTACGAAATCACAATGAACACAAACGCCCTTCCCAAGGACACCAGAACGGGGCTGACCCTACCCTTGAGCGCCTCGCTAGGCTCGCAGGCGTTGTCCAAGCACCGAGCGATGGTGGCTTTTGAGTTGGAAGTGCTGTCAAAGAAAATGGACCGCTTCGGATGGGACCGTGAAGCAGACACGCCGTTTCAGAACCGGATCATCACCGACTGGATGGATGCATTGCAGGATTATCCGCTTGAGGAAATTAAGCAGGCTTGCAAGGCGGCTGTCGCGGCAAACCCAAACAAGATCCCAAACGAAGGACACATCGTCGGCCAGATACTCAAGGCCCGCCGTGAGTTTGTCGCGGCACATCCACCGCGCAATGAACCAGAGCCAGAGCGCACACCAGTGGACCGTGAACGGGCTGCGGCGATCATGGCCGAGGCAGGCTTCGCGCCAAGAAAGTTTGGCGGCGATGCATAAATTGCTTGAGGCGGTTTATGATATGTGTAAATGTGAACAGGCATAAGAGGAGATTGATATGGCATCTGGCGTAGTGGATCGTAATCTTATGGTGGCTGACTATGCGTCTGGCATGACGCTTCAGCAAACCGCAGACAAACACGGGCTTCACATATCGACAGTCCGATATCACTGTAAAAGGGCAGGGGTTATGCGTTCAATTAAAGATGGTTTGGCTGTGTCTGCCAAGTTTACAGAATACAATGAGCGCAGGTTAGGGCAAAAACGTGGGCCTTGGTCAGAAGAAATCAGGGAAAGAATGTCACAGGCGCATCAAAAGCGTTGGGCAAAGAAAGCAAAGGGGGTATCGGCCAAAACAGGCGGGTATGTTGAATACACAAGAGGGCCAAACAAGGGAAGAAGTGTGCATGTGGTAAAGATTGAAAAGCAAATTGGCAGGCGATTGTTGCCAAATGAATGTGTCCACCACATTGATGAAAATAAGCATAACAACGAAATTTCAAATTTGGAGCTAATGACACGGGCGGAGCATTCTCGTCTGCATCGCCTTGAGGAAGCAATGTCGGGCAAGGCCCGCGAAAGGAGCAAAAATGGCAGGTTCAGTTAATCGCGTGACTATTTTGGGGCGCTTGGGCGCTGATCCAGAGGTGCGCAGTTTTCAAAACGGCGGCAAGGTCTGCAATCTGCGGATCGCCACTTCGGAAACATGGAAAGACAAGAACACCGGAGAGCGCAAAGAAAAGACCGAGTGGCACACTGTGGCGATTATGGCCGAAGGGCTTGTTCGTGTCGCGGAACAATATCTGCGCAAGGGCAGCAAGGTTTACATCGAGGGCAAGCTGCAAACGCGCAAATGGCAGGACCAGTCTGGCGCTGATCGCTACAGCACGGAGATTGTGCTGCAAGGGATCGGCGGCACGCTGACGATGCTGGACGGCGCTAATGGTGGAGGCGGCGAACGGTCTGAGCAAGGCGTCTATGACCAGTCACCGCCTGCTGACCTAGACGACTCAGATATACCTTTTTGATCATGGCACAGATTGACATCACAGCAGAAGGCAAAGGCACGTTCCAGATGGTTCTTGCCAATGCCGAAGCTGGCGACGAAATCATGTATCACGTCGGCAAACACGCAGCGGGGGCGCATAAGTATGAAGCCTTCGTTGCACACCAGCGCGGGGAATGTTTGCTTTATCAGCGCCGCCTTGGTGAAAGCCGTTTTGCCTACATCGCCCGCAAGACCTAACCGTGAAGCCTTGGTCTACGGGTGACGCAATCGGTTCTGGCGCGGTTTACCTGCCGGACGCCAAGACACGGGCCGCATATGGCCAAGCCATCCGCGCAGCAATCATCGACAGCGCTGCGCGACACGCAATTAAGTTAACCACCCTGCAAGCGCGCAGGGACTACATCAACGGCCACCCAGCGAAGGAACAACTAAAAGCGCGGGTGTCGGAACTATGGGAGAGCCGCAATGAATGACCCGCAAGAGCGTGTTGGCCGTGGGCAATGGTTCAGCCACGACGGGCCGATCTGGATTGATACGTTGGGCGATGAATATCTGCTCAACTGCTACAAGACCTGCCTGCGCCACGACAACCCGAAGGCAGATGAACTGCTGGAGGAGATCAGAAACAGAAACATGGAATGGAGATTAGAGACATGACCAAATTCAAAGCAGGCCAGAAGTGGCGGACGCGTAACGGTGAGATTGATGTGATTACCAAGGTTTGTGCAGCAAGTATCCGTGCAGAAAAACACGGCCACCGATATTGTGACGGATGCTTTTGCAATGACGGAGATCACGACTACGACCTCGTGACACTAATCAAAGACGCCCCCGAAGATGACCTGCACCCATGCCTTGAGCGTCAGGTAAAGCTGGTGGTCAAGGAGGGTGTCTATGGGCGGTTTAAGGTCAGCAAGCACCTTGATGGGTGTGTTTGTGTTTGGCTAGAAAATTCAGAGTGGGCTCTCGACAAAGAACAGTTTGCAGAAGCTGCTGCCCTGTTCACGGCGCTGGCAATGGCTACTGAGGGGGTGGAGTGATGACTGACGAATTTAAGCCATGCCCGTTTTGCGGCGGACGGGCGGAACATTCCATTGGAAAAACAAGTGGTGGAAAGCCTTGGCACTATGTCGAATGTGTGGATTGTGGAGCCACTGCCCCTGTGCCGCCCTGGGCGGATCACAACATAGCCGTAATTGAGCGCCTAGCCAAAGCATGGAACACCCGCGCCGAGATACTGGCAGACTCTATGAAAGGACAGACCGATGACTGATGATCTGGTGAAGCGAGCAAATTATGCCCTCAACGATATGCAGGGTAGGGTAGAAGCTGGAAAGCTGGCTATGTTTCAAGAGTGCATTGCCCGCGTCAAGGAACTAGAGGACAAGCTAGACGAGCAGGAAGAACGCATCGAGGAGCTTGAGGACAAGCTACGGAGCATGGCGCTAGATTACATGGCCGCAGATGGGCAGGCGATGGAGGCGCATCAGGCACAGTTGGCGGCAGAGGCCAAGCTGGCGAAGGCTGTGTGGGCTATAGAGAAAATGCGAGACGCATCGGACGCAATGATGCTCTACTTCGTCCGCACCGCCCTTGCAGAACTGGAAGGACAGACAACATGACATCACTATACATAATCATATTCGCAATCGGCAGCATGGAGGTCGGACACATCACCGGCAAGACCCACGCAGTCTGCGACCAGATGCCCGCGATGGTCGAAGCATTGGAGGCGCTTTGGGGCCAACAGGTGGACGCATACTGCCGCAATACAGGCATCCCTTTCCTGCGTCCGGTGGCACGGCCATGACAGAGCAAGAAATCAACATCGTCGCGGAAATGCACAGGGCGGGTCGCAGCCATGCCGAGATACAAAAGGCCACAGGATTTGGTTACACCAAGGTTGTCCGGGCTGTTGTCATAGCACGCAAGGCAGGCATAGTCCCACCGCGCAAGATCAAGGCATCGCCTCGGCAGCAGGTCAAAGACCGCTTTCAAAATCACATGATTAAATTTGGAAACATCGGGGACATATTGCAGGTTCTAAGCAAGGACCAACAGGACTGGATCATCAACGAAGTCGGCAAGAACGAATACGCTGACGTCGCTGAATACATCACAGAACTTGTCCGTGACGCACATGCAGAAAGCACAATGACCAAATGACCTACCAACCTGTCGTGGGGATCAACCCAATCTACAAATCAGGGTCCGTCACCCGCTGGCACGCCAACCCAGATGTTCCGGCGCAGACGCTTGCAGATCACCACGGCAGGGTGGCACAAATCATCTGCTACTTTTTTCCATCGGCATCTGCATCGCTTCTCTACGCAGCCTTGCATCACGATTGCGGGGAACTGATGGTCGGTGACGTTCCAAGCCCGGCCAAGCAAGACGAGCAGTTGGCACACTTCTTGCACCTACGGGAAGCAATCGCACGGCAGGAAATGGGCATTGACGTCATCGACCACCACGACCCGCGCCTGACCTTCGCTGACAAGTTGGAGGCTTACACCTACGTTGCATTGACTAAACCGGACATGATGGGGCTAGCCCAATGGGTCACATCTCTATCGGATCTAGGCCAGATGGCCGACGCACTGAACATATCCGACCGTCTTGTGCAGTGGTTTGAACAATAGATTTACAATCCATAAGCGGGCATAATCAAGTCAGGCAAGCAAAGGAGAACCAAATGGACGCGAAGAAAATAATCGAAAGCGCAATCTTCGGGGCTGAAATCCAGCAGGCACAGCACATGCTAGATCAAACCGGAGAGGCGTTCCGCATCATCGCTGAACTGCGGTTTAAGTTTTTCAAGGCGCATCTGGACGCAGGCTTTGACGAGGAAGACGCTTTGTTGCTGACCATTAACTGCATGGACGGAATGTAGCATGGGGCAAAAGCCTTGCGTCTAGTTTGTGGACTTTCTAGGCGCTGTCGTGTATTTTCTGGGCAACGGGCAAGGAGCGCCAGATGGCCAGATCTACACTGACACCAGACCAAGAGCGGCGTAACGCCTATGCAGCGGCAAACATGCTGCCGTTGCCTTTCGACGACAACCGGCCCGTGAACATCCTTGACCTGCCTCGGTCTGAATTTATGGCAATGCTGCCAGAGATCCAGCAGAGCGGCGGCGACGTTGACATGATGCTGCGTGAGTATAATCGGCGCAACTCAATCTTCGCCCCGATCATGGATGCCGCAGACAGATCCAGCCAAGAGATGACAGAAGCTGGCCGACGCCCTGTCGCTGGCACAATGGGCTTGCTGTCTCGGAACGTTGAGGGCGACCTTGGCCTGCGCCCAGAGCCGATGGCTGCACTGACTGGGCTTCTAGGCGGCGGGTTTGGCGCTCTTGACCAGACGCTGAACGCCACTGTGGGCCGTGTGCCTGCCGCTGATGTGGATGCAGCCGCCCTGACGGGCGCTGGGCTTGCTATGGGCGGGGGTGGCCTGCTGTCGCGTCCTGCTGGCTCTATCGGCATGGGCGGGCGTGTGGCTGCGCCTGATCTTAACGTTGCCAGAAAAGATGCCTCAAGCATATTTGGGGCTGGCACTGAAAGAGTTAGATATACTGATCCAAACAGCGGCGGAACAATGGAAGTTGTGGTCCGTCCTGATGGTAGCGCATCCGTATTAGAACTTGAGGTGCCAGAAGGGTTTCGCGGTCAGGGCATTGGGCAAGCACTTCAATCGCGTGTCATGCAAGATTTCCCAGTAATGGGCGGGCAGGTTTCTTCTAGAGCCGCAGCGACAACCGCTTACAGATTGGGGCGCAGACCTTATGGCAGGCCGGACGCAACAATCGAAGATGTGTTCCGAGCAATAGACGAAGACAGTTCTGTAAATTTAATAACACCCGCTGCGCAACCGCGTCCCGTATCACCAGCCCAAGAGGTTGCCGCCCTTCTACGCTCTGGACGTGCTGCCGATGTCACCGACGAAATGATGGCACGGGTGGACCCGCAGGAGATGTTTGCGCTTTACCAGCGGGGCGAGACAGGCATGGACCTGCCGATGGATGAAGCCAGTAGGATGCGCCGAGCCATCCAACAGGAATTTGACGTAAACGATGAAATGTATCGTGGCGATGCGCCGCGCTTGGCGTTTCAAACAGGCCAAGGCCAGCGAGACCAAATCGGCGTAACAATGTCGTCCAGCCCAGATGTCGCGGCGTCTTACATTCCGGCTCGTGGTGATGGCGGCATTTACCCGATTTTTTCACGCGGCCAAAGTGATGCAATCATTGATGCTCAGGGCCGAAATTGGAATGTGATAGACCGCAACGCGCGCGTCGGTTTTCAGGGTGATGATTCATTGCTGCGTGATTACATTCCAGACAGTTACTTTGAGCCATATGATGTCATGTCTGGAACGGATTTTCTTGACACGAACGATTTATCTAGGATGTTTCAAGGCTATGGCGCAGATAGGGTCAGGTTTAACGACTTGGTGGATCGGGGAGGGTCCGCAAAGTATTATGGACCAGAAAGTTCAATGCCGTCTGATGTTATGATGGTTTCAAACCCAGCAAACGTCCGTTCCCGCTTCGCCCGCTTTGATTCCCGACTATCTAATCTATCCAACCTCAACGCAGCCAACGTATCCCCACTAGCAGGCTTACTTGCTACTGGTGCAGGACAAGCCGAGATGGAACGCCTGATGCCTTTGCTTGGTTTGCTTGCTGAAAGATAGACCAAGCAAAACAAGCGTGCTATCGTGTGCGCCAACAATGGAGAACAAAGTGCCAGCAGGACGTCCAACAGATTACACGCCA